ATTTTCAATAAGTGAGTAGCTGTTCCCTCTACCCATGGATCGGTATACGGTAACCCCATACCGGTATTACCGTCGAATGTTCGAAAAGCCTCGTACCATGCGGATTTTCTAAATTCGTTTGGGTGAGCCTGTATTAGGTCGTAAAGTTGATGACTCCATCTATCATACTGCGCGTCTGTAATAAGGTTCACGTTTTGGCGATAGTAGAGATTTGAATGAACTAAAATTTGACGTTGACGCCTGTTGATTAGTTCAAGCACTTCGCGGTCTAGTTGAACCTTAGGTCTGCGCTTGATAGGCTTGGAGACCTTAGGTCCACTAGGACGCGAAAATAATGTTCGTTGAGCCATGCTATTGCTCCTCATAAGAAATAGCCTCGTGTACGTTGGTCATCAAGTCATCGAACACTTGGTCATCATCTCGTAGGCGCTGAACTATTTTTGACTTACCTTGGAATTTTAGGTCGTCCCCGTTTTCATCCTCGAGGATCTCACCAGTGTCAGGGTCTACAATACTGAACCAGGCGCCGGTCTTGTTTACGAAGCCATATTCGATAGCCACGTCTACAAGGTCACTTTCGACTTGGATACCCTCGTGGTAAGACAAGGTATATTGAACTAGCTTACGGTCAGGTTTAAAGGCCTTAGTCTTTTCGACAAAGGCTTCAACCATGTTACCTGCCGGGTTACGAGCAGAACGGTTCACTTTTTCACCCTTTTCGTCAATGAAGTCCCCTTTGCGGAACTTGATACGAACGGCGCAAGCATGCTTCCACATCTTACCACCAGGCGTTGAGTACGTTGAATACATACTGTTCAAGTCTTCGCGGATTTGGTTAATACCTAAGAAAATAGCATTGTACTTGGTTAAGTAAGGCGTTACTTTTCGACTGAACTCCGTCAACGGTGCCGAAATCCCTGCATAAGCCTTTTTGGTAAGTTCCTCGTCCAGTAGGTTTTGACTAACCATGTAAGGAAGTGAGTCTAAAACAATTAGGCCGACTTCTCCTGTATCGTACATATCAATGACATACTGAAGGATCTCTTCTGCGGAGTTATGTTCCGGCCGTACAATCCAAAGGTTATCCACGTCAACGCCTAATTTCTTAGCCCAATCCGTGTCCAATGTATTTTCTAAATCCAAGTATACAATTTTCAGTGGTTCCTTGTGAGCATCCAAGCGCATTTGGATTTCCTTGATTTTAGTTTTGTTCGAACCTTTTGCGTTTTGAAGCTCCTCTAGTTGAGCGTTCAAATCTTCCTGCAACTGCTCCCACTCTTCTTGGAAAATGTACTGCGCATTTTTTACAATGTCCAAAGCCGAAGTAGTTTTACCACTTGACTCCGGTCCAAAGAACTCGATCACACGCTTGCGGGGTAGACCTCCATAGGTTTGGAAGTTCATTATAGGAGTAGAAAAAGGAATCCTCGGTAGGTTTTCCCTCTCTAGTCCGTGAACAGCTACAAGCGCCTTGGAGTCCTTGTTCCAATCTTGCATAATCTGTTCAAGTTTCATTAGAAATCTCCTGTACTTCCATGTCCTCCGCGAGCTACGTTCCCTAAAGAATCAACGAAATTAAAGTTCAATTTCGGTTGCTTTTCTTGGATACGGAATTGCGCAATGCGTTGATCATAAAATAGTTCAGTGTCCCGGGTTGCGTACCAAACGGAGAACCATTCATCGGTATCTCCTTTATATCCTTCATCGATAACGCCACTTGATACAAAGATCAGTCCAGTCTTTTTGAACAAACTTGAACGAGGATGGAGGATAGCTTCATGTCCTTTAGGTAGTTCTAAAGCAAAGCCGTGCGCAATCTTAATACTTTGACCGGCTTTAATGTTTAGGACTTGCGCCTTTTGAAGAACGGTTCGACATTTGGATACTTGTTCCTTGCTAGCGTCTAGTTCAGTGATCGAACTAATACGAACATCGACCCAATCTTCTGTAAATTTAAGTCGATCTAGTTTAGGGTCAATCATCTTTACGGCGATTTCTTTTTGCATGTAGTGTTACTCCTGTTGAATTATATTGAGTGAGTTCGATATCATTAAGTCTAAATTGGTGAACTCGTTTTAGCGAAGCTAATACTTTATCCGCTTGTTCCAGTTTAGACTGAACCTTTTTATAGGCTCGTTTATAGGCCGTCTCAATGACGATCTCGTTCATTACCAATTTGCGTGTCTCGGACTCTTTGTCCGGGATAGTTTTCCCTGCAGCAAAAGCGTACAGGTCGTCATATTTTTCGCGACGTATTGCAGCACTTGCGTCCATCTTAATACCGACGAGTTCGGCTCTGTCCGTAGTGAAATACATAACCGTAGGTAAATAAGCTATAAAATAGTTCAAATCTTCCGTGGACATGGATTGAACGTCCTTCAGCAACTCCTGGATCTGTTCCATCACATTATCCAAAGGCTTAGTAGCTTTTTGAACTACTTCATCGACTACGACATTGACAATTTCGCCATAATCTTCGGCGTTCTTCGAAGCCTCAGCGAGTTCGTCCAGTCGTACATCAATGCGGGGTAGTTTAGGCTTACCCATCTTGCTTATCCGCTAAATGTTCCTTGAACGCTTTAAGAACATTTTCAATCGGTATGGTCAACCGCGTGCGCTTTTTGAAATAGTCCACTGAATAGCCAAGTTCAGTCTCTACTGTTGGATTGATACTCTTTTGCCCTAGATTTCGTAGGCGAGTGAGTTGAGTCATTGGGTACCATTTAATCATAGCGTGTTTAGGAAAATAAACTAATACGCCTCCAAGCGCATGCTTGCAACGGTCCGCGATGAATAGTTCCTGCCATTGATGTTCACTAATATTCGAAAACGGTAACGAACTAGACTGAGTGGTCTTTAGTTCGACATAAACTGTTCCATACTGCGTCGCTGCGATAAAGTCACAAGGGTTTGCTACTCCTCTAAAGCCGTTTGTAGTATCGTACAGACGGGAAAACTTGGCTTCATTACCACAAAGTTCGGCGCCCTTTTTGAAGTCCTCTTCGAACATTTTACCAGTATAGGTCATAGGCTACGTCCTTCCTTTCTACAATAAGGGCAATAATTAGACGAGCAATAGATCTTAGGACTTTCACCTCGTTCTACATACTCTTCACAAGTAACTAGCTTGTCTAATACTTGTTCCTTCATAGCGTCCGTGATATGATAGGTATAAGCCTTTTTCTCAAAATTATCGCGGTTCTCGTAAAGGAATAAGACGTCATCGACACCTAAACACATACCGTAGCAAGTCGCCTGCATTTTGTGTTCTTCGTACGGCTCCGTATGTTTATTAAACTTGAACATCGTCTCCGTCTTAATTTCCATGATGTATGTCTTACCTTGCCATCTTACAAGGCCGTCACATAGGAACGACAACTGAAGAAGTTCGTTCTTACATTTCGTTTCATACTCATTTTTGACGAAGTCTTTGTCAACGATTGTACCCTCTACGGGATTTTCCTCCAGGTATTCGGCTACATCTAACCACTCAAAGTCTGGATCCGTTTTAGACAGGCGTACCATGTACTCCTGCAATACTTCGTGTCTAAATGTACCGGCTTCGCCCATTGCGATAAGATTGTAACTAGCATTATCTTGTAAGGCTTGTCCAGTACGTTCGAAGTACATTTTACGCAAGCAACCTCCAACGCCACTTGGTTTGTAGTAGGTTGAAGGTGTATAAGGTTCTTGCGTGTTTTCGATAATATGAGTAAACTTGTCCACGAAATTGATAGCAGGTTCATTCACTTTTTCCGCTGCGACCATTTTAGCTATGCGGGACAATTTGTTACTCATTCGGCGTCTCCTTCTTCTTGTGTAGCTAAGTAGTAGGTAACTCCATTAGCTTCGATTTTAAGACATAGTTCATTTCCAAAGTGAATGTCAAAATGGTCTTCACTTACTGTCGCTAAAATATCGCGGAGGAGTAAGCTATTGATTTTACAAGAGAAGTCCGTACCCTCTTCTAGTTTAGTGTACTTGACAAGCTCTTTGGAGCCCTTAGTTGTAATAATTGCAAGTTGTTTAGGACCGAAGTCTAAATGAACAGTTCCTTTATCAAAGGCCGTCATAAACAAGGTCAAGCGTTCCAGGATACTTTGGATTTCTGCGGTAGGAAGTGTAGCCTTACCGTCGAACTCCTGTGAGTCCATGATGCTCATGTCCTGATAATCTTCTATACCTTCCATGATGCGGCCGTAGATTTCGATAGTGGATGTAGATACATAAATGTATTCATCATCGAACGTCCATAGGTAGAGCTTGTCTTCCGTAATGGACGCAAGTAGGCGCATAAGAGGCGCAGGGATAAGCAACTTGGTTCCAATGTCTTGGATAGGGTTCAAACAAACTCTAATAATATCCGAGGTGATTGCTTGTTTGTGATCTAATAGGTAACCTGTGTAGACTCCGTCGGCGTTACTTTTCGAAACCGCTGAGTCATTGACATTAGCTACATTGTAGAACAAAGAAGACTTGAGTAGCTTCGCTGAACCTTCGTCCAGCTCTTCTGGCAATTTGTCGTCGAATGATGGATAATCTTCGTCACCGGTAACGATGTCCACTTTGTAAGTCCCATTACCCTTCACTTCTAAATATTCACCTTTAGGTGTGAGCGTAACGGTGTCCACGGTAGTTTTTTCAATCAATTTACCGAACTGTTCGGCTTTAATGATGACGTCAATTTCTCCTTCGGCTTCAAGTGTATAGCGTAGCCAGTTCGAACCATCGTATCCAGTGAATGTTACTACTCCATCATAACCTTGGATATACCAATAACGTGTGATCTCAAGTAGCTTACTTGCGGACAAGCGGTTCAGTTGACCTACCGCATCCATAAGGTCTTGCGTCTTAAACTTCATGCTCATAGAGAGCCTCCTTTAGTTTTTAGTTTATACTTTAATATACACCAAAATCACTCATTTTGTAAACAAGAAAAGGACTTATTTTCAGTAAGTCCTAATTTTTCTAAAATAGTCGGTTCTGTTTGTGCTTCGGTGGCGTGTACTTGTAAGACTTAGCCCAATCCAGTAAGTATTGACAGTTTATCAGTTCGCGTGCGATGTAGTTCTCTGCGAGCTCTTCGATTGTAAATCCTAGTCCAGACTCTTCAATCAGTTTTAGGATGCTCTCCTGTATTGGTTTAGCTAAACGGTAGAAGTTTTCTGCGCCTCCTACTTTACGGGCAAAACTAACAATCCCATAAGGTGTCATTATATTACCCATCGCCCCGGTAATCACCGCTGAAGTTGAGTCCGCAGAAGTGAACGGAAATTGCTCCAGTAGAGGCAAAGCCGTTACGCCGAATCCGTGAACCTTAATTTCAGGGTTCGAACTCTTTTTGATAATTTCGAACACTTGGGACATAAATTTCATTCGGTCGTTACTATGTACTCCCACAAGACCTCCAAGTCCCATGTACTGAACTTTAGATCCGTCAGCGTGTCTATGAGCTAAGATCCGTTCTAAATACTGCCAAGGTTCGCCGATGTGAAATACCGGTATGACTTTATCTTTGTCTAAAACTCGGTCGTACATATACAGGTAATTGTTCCAAGATTGTTCACTTGCGTCGATTACCTGTTGCCGAGTTGCGAACTCCCCTTTGTCACCCGGGATAACGTCGAGTGAAGCAATGACGGAAAAGCGACCGTCATTTTCGTTTAGATAGTCAATGTAGTCATCTAAATCAATGTTCACGTTCCTTGTCCAAGCGCCGTACGCACTTGAGTCGACAAAGACTTTGCCAGTGAACTCCGGATGATTGTCTGCGTACTCGAACCATAATTTTCCGGTCGTGTTGCGTTCGTATTTTTGAGTGAACAATCGATTAGCGTTATGAGCCATTAGGAAGTCCTCTATTCGACCAGCGCAACCTCCAGCGAAATATAAATCAATGCTCATTCAAAGGGTACCTTTCTGTTCTCGTACTTAGTAACCAGCTTCACTGCTAGCGTTGTAAATGGAAGGATAACAAGCTCATATCCTGTCTTAATTGCTACTTGACTAATAGTCATTATGATTAGCGTTTTGACAGGCATTAGTCCCCAAAATGCGAGCGGTAGGAAGACAAGGCTATCCACTAGCTCCCCCATAAGACTAGAGAAGATCGCACGAGCTCCAAAGCCTTTAATTGAATCAGGGTATTTACGTTTCATTTTAGCGAAAATTCGGTCATTGACGAAGTCT